GGTATCCGAATTAGATTTAAAAAACTTTTCGCCTTTTCCATAAAAAAGGTCCACGCCGTCCGTCACAAAATTCTCTGCCGCCGTCCCGGTCCACCGCGACCAACCCCCTGTAATCTCATCAAAAACAAAAATAGTATTGTTAGCATCAGATAAGTAATACTTATCCTCAAAATTAAATCCTACAAATTTTTCTAGCCCGCCGCCGGACGCCGCCGCTGCATCAATAAGCGGTTTGATTCGTCGATCAATATTGTTAGTGGTTACACTATCAAACTCAGTGGTGCCCTCTTGAACAGAAATTCCAGTAAACAATTTCACCCCGGATTTGCCAATAAAGAAAATATTTTTGTCCGCTTTAGAGACAGACTTAGACGCCACAACTCCAGTAGCATTAAATGACTTTTGAATAGTAGACGTTAAAATAACTTTTCCAGATACTACATGCGTGCTGTCTTTCCTGAAAATAACGAGCTGACCAAACTGAGTCACCATCTTCAAAATGGCTTCGTCTGTCTTTTCATCTACTTGAAGCAGGCCCGCGGTCTGTGTTCCGACATAAGCATCAGTATCCCAGTCCTGATTCGTGCCTAGCGGATATTGCTTTGAAACAAAAATCTTATTTTCCTTCGAAATCCACACTCGCTCAAGATGCAAAACAATATGATTAATTCCTTGCTCAAGTCCCGAGGACGTAGTCAGACCCGTTAAAACTTCAGCGGTATCCAAGAAATGTAAAACATTACCGTTATCTGTCACGCCATTTACGAACCACATTTTGTCTCGATATACTTCAAACTCAACATCGGCATCAGCATCAAAGTTTGTGGCCACAACCTCTAAGAAAAAATCCCCTATCCACGTCCCTGTGGCATCATCAGCAACAAACGTAACAGGGATATCAAAGGTATTTGCAGTAACGCTAGACACCGCAAACGTTCCGTTATAACTAGACGTGCCCGATATAGTAACCGTATCTCCATTATTAATCGTGTGAGCGGCAGACGTTACCGTAGTAAATCCTCCGCCAGCATCAGCAAACGCCGTAATACTTCCTGATTTTGTGCCTAACTTCAAAAGACGAGACACCGTGTCGTTAGACGCCATAAGATAGGTCTTGCCATTAAATCGCGTAGATCCTAGTTGTTTAGTTGCAATAACTCCATTTACCCGAATATCATTAGCGACAGATAACGGCCCATCCACTGACTGAACCTCACCAGTAGGTAGATAGATGACATTATCAGCAGTGACCAGGTCACTATTCGGCATATCAATCGTGCTGTCAACAACGTTTAGCCCCGTCGAGAACTGACTTATTTTAAAGCTAGCAAGCGTCTTTGCCATAAAGTGTTGTGTTCTGTCCAAATTCTGTCTGGACTTCCTCTTTTACAAGTTCTGCCATATTAGTATAAAAGGCACCAAATACCGTGGCTTCGTCTGGCTCCCTTCGTCTAATCCAATAAATCCATTGCGCATAATAATATAAAAGCTCTAAATATTGTGGCGGTAAATCAATAAAGTCTGTTCCTGTTGTAGGTAATGTGGGAATTCTTGCGGCATATATTCGTATTACAGATGAATCCGCTGCGCTCCCAAAAACAGCGATCTTATTCCCATTCCGAACATAAAAATCAGGTCGTGAATTATTAGGGCGCTCAATCCTTGTAATCTCTTCCAAACTACTTAATACAAGCTCTCTCCACTCCCCGCCTGTATCTAAAAAAAACACATTTTGAATAGAAGACGTGCCTGCTGCTAAATCATATTGTGCCGACCCATCTAATGTTACTTCTTGATATTCAGGTAATAATTTCGTTCGAAAATTAATATCCCTAAGCCCTGCATCAATAATGGCGAATAACTGAGTATCTTGAATAATATCCGCTGTATCCTCACATAGTCGAACACGAAGATTCGTAATAAAATTATTTCTATTTACATCATTATTGGTGAATAAACTGACCCACAAAAAAGTTGCCATTTAATAAGTCTCCTTATTACTTTAGAGTATCATATTTTTTTTATTTAAGATTATTACTTGGTTAACATTAAGTACGGATGATACCTTTTAACCCACTTTAAAAGCTCTTTATTATCGTTGCGTATCTCTGGGGGGAGAGCATTCACTGCATCTTGTGGAATACTGACTCGCATCTTCAAATTTCGTTTTCCAGACATTCCTTTTGTAAGTTCAAATTCGGCTTGTCGCTCCCTTAGTTCTTGATAAAACACAGGGTCTTTCATTGCCTTCTCAACCTCTAAGTTGGCAAGGTGAATCATCTGGTCTTTTTCGGATAAATTGGGATTTAGATCTTGAGGGCTTGCAATAATAATACTCATACAGTGGATTATACAACGGCAGTACCTAAAAATAAAAGAGGGCCGCTAAGCCCTCTCTTATCCAAACAAGTCTATGGTTTATGCAACCTGACTCATCTTACCACCTGCTTTTTCCGTCATAATATGAAGCGTAAGCTCACCAACGATAGCAAAACGTGTTCCGTCGGACGTTTTAGCGAGTCGTTGTTGAGTGATACGTCGTAGAAATGCAGTCATGTACATTGATCGAGATACCGCCAATACTTGCGCATCAGGTACATATCTATCAAGTACAATCTTCATTTCACCAAAGTCAGAATCATAAACATCAACAACCAATGTTTGACGTTTCTGATCTGCATCCGTGTTACGAGTAACCCGCAACGTCAATTTTGAAATTCGACGTTTACGATCTCCACCTACAAGCACAGTGTCAAATGTCTCACCTGTGTCGAAGCCAGTCTCAAACAAGTTGTTCAATTCTTCTTCGAACGCATCTAAGTTAGCATCAGTAGTTCCTGTCCATACGCCGGGATCGCCAGCATCACTAACAGTCACAGTATTTGTGGTTGTCTGAGTAATCAACCCGCCCAGTTTCCGAGCAGTTGTCGCATTACCTACAGCCTTAGTACCGTTAATGTAAGCATCTTCAATATCCGTAGCAATTTCTTTCATTGCTTTAGTGGTCTGATATGTAAGCTCAGAATTAATTCCACCGTATTTGTCTACAGCTTCTTGTGTTTCTGACACATCAATAACCTTCTTGAAGATCTGAGTAACATTATCTTCAAACGCTCTGTTGGATAGTGCTTCGTTGACGAAGTCATCACCCTCAACAAGTGCGTTATCTTTATTGGCAGCCGCCAATGTGTCCGTAATGCTTTCTTTCTTACGGTTGGTCGCTGTCGTGGTTCCTATCATAGAGAAAAATGGTGAATCTTTTGGGGAAACGTTCGTTACGAGTGCCGTGACGTCACGTTTCGCCTCCAACGGTTCATCGTATGAGTTTTTTTGGTCTGCTGCTGGTGCCATTGTCTTATCCTCCTAAATTACTAGAAGGATAAATGTCCTTCTAGCTTAATATAATCGATCTTGTAGCCACTTAACATTTTCAGCCATAGCATAGTCCATTGCCTCAGCTTTGTTATCCGCTTTAGGGTCAGTGATTGTTTTCATCGCTGCTGCTAAATTGTCCTCTTGCGCCACAACAGATCTCGAACTCGGTTTCGACCGATTACCTGAAAAGTAATTTCCAGGATCATCCGTCGTGACTCGTTTTGTTGATTTGTTAGTCGCCTGGACTGCGCCCCACAACTGATCAAAACTAATTTGTTTTGCCGATAACATTGACTTGAACTGTGGATTCTCTGTTAAAAATTCTGCGACTTCTTGTATAACTTCTGGCTTGCGTGCTTTCAACTGTGGATTATCTTCGAAAAATATATTCTCGCTTTTCTCCAGTCCAGTCATCGTATTTGATTTACTCAAATTATTGATAACAGGAAGGATCTTCTCCATAGCGTCTTTCATCGCTAGATTTTGTTGATACAAGAACTTCTCAGAATCACTCATATACTCGGTAGGATCTTCTTTCTCCTTGCCGGGTTGAGTGGCTTCCATCTTACCTTCAAGTCTTGCAACTTGCTTTTCTAACTCAAGACGCTCAGTTCGTTCTTGTTGCAACTGCTTCTTCGCCTTATCGTATCTAATCTGTCCATTGGGCATATCACCAAAGTCCAGACCGTCTGTGCTATCTCCCTGAGCTGGGCCTTCGTTTCTCCCCTCTGAAGGTTGAGGTTCATTGCTTAGTCCTCTTTGCATATGAGCAACTACGCTTTCTATTGTTTCATCTGGCATATCGCCACACTCCTTTGTTTTACTAGCTAATTTAACGTGACGCTAGATCACGTATTGGAGCTATTTAGTTTTAGGGCTGCTGACTCACCATCTTGGATAAATTCATCAATCAGCTCTATTACTAACAATATACCTTTACGTTTATGGATGCAAGCCAGCGCCTCTTTTTCGTCTTCCGCGTCAAAAATAGTCTCTTGCAAGTCATTTACGTGCTTCATTACGTTCGTTTTAACTACTTCCCAACCTTTTGATGCTGTAAGCTCGTTGACCGCTATACCTTCATCTCGTTGTTCTTCCAGGTTCTCTTCGTACTCCATTTTATCTTGAGAAGTATCGTCTCCGTGATCGTATTGTGATGGGGATATTGGGGTTGTCATTTCAATGAATCAACTATTTGTTTGAATAAATAATCTTTTGTTCTTTGTTCTTTAGGTAATTCATCATAAGGAACAAGACACGGATGAGTCTTTAATGATTCATCTTTAACCTCGCCATATGTCCATCCATTTTCTAATTTAAATTTCATCCAATTTTCGTGAGAACTAGACGGCTTACTATCTAAATTTTCAAGATGGTATTTAACCCCATCAATAGCAGATGACTTTATTTCATCTGAACAATACTCCCAACTATTTTGCGAATGATCCCCTATTGATTCGCAATAAGCTTTGTTTACTTCGTGTGCAACCTTTGCAATTTTTTCAACGTCCATTTTTATCTACTCCTTAAGCTTGATAATTACCGGGAATCCCGGCGTTTTTACTGTGCATTACTGTGCGCGTGCTCCTTGCACGGCCTCCACCCGATCTTCCGGTGCTGGCAACTGAGCATTACTACGATCTGTCTGCTGTATCTCTCCACGCAACCTAGTAATCTCAGTTTGTTGGACCTGACCGATATTCATCTGGGCCTCAAGCGCGCGATTCTGTTGATCAATCTGATTCTGCATCTGACTCACTAAGTTATCTGGATTAATGTACTGCTTCATATTGTGCGGCATGGCTTTAGCGATATCCTGAAGCATCGGCACAATATCCACTGCCGCACGAAATCTGTCATCCGTACCCAGTATGGCAATAAACTCCAAAATACTGTCTCTAATCTCGCGTTCCTTCAAAAACTGGGACCCCCCCGACACATTAATATTAAACTGTCCAAAGATCTCGGCGGGGTTCTGAGCTTTCACTTGAGACTTTCCATCTAAGTCATTCACCTCAATCAAAATCTCATCATCAATAAATTGAACGATCATATTCCAACTCTTCTGCAAACTACGCTGAATAAGATCCCGCTCAAACTTTCGAACAAACTTACTAAACTGGCTTCGCGTCTGATTCTGCAACACAGACAGGGCCTTGCCGGACCTATCAGCCTGCGTACCAGTAGGCGCGCCAGCCGCTAATGATGTAGCACCCGTCGTCGAGTCCACCGTGGCATTCAATCGGGCAATCTCAGAATTCAAATGATTCAATGGCGCAGGAAAATTTAACTTCCGTATCGAGCCTGCCTCACGAACAAATAACGAGCGATTAGCCTGCTTACGTGCCGCCATAATATCCTTAGCCTGCACCCCCGAGCTCTTAACAACCTCAAACGGAGCATTTAAATCAAACGTCAAGCCATCAATGGACTGATTTTCCTTATCATTAATCTCTGTCTGTATCGAGCGAATAGGCTCAATGATTCCGTCGGTATAAAACTCACCAATCATCGTGTCATAATTCACAGCGGTAATCGTCTTAAATCCACCCAACAACGGATTTTTAATCACTCGTAAAACGTGTTGATCTTCTCCAACATCGATCCAGTACTGTTCCTTAATCTTCTGCGTCTTATCCTCATTATCAGTAGTAAACCACCCCTGGAATCGTAACACCTTGAACCGACTAGTCTGATCCAGCCGATCCCCCTCATCCTTAATAGCACTAACAAAAGTCTTGCCGTCCCCAACATTACTAGAATTCCGCTCCCCCGTCACAGCATCAAACGTAGGCGTCGTCTTTATCAGCGCCATCACAGCCGCCGTGTTATACACTCCACGATCAGCCATCTCCAACAATTCTTCGGCTGTCATTCCATCCTTATAAATAATATCTTCTTTCTCCGGTGTCTCGGATCTATGATCAATATACACCCGGTAAATGTCTCGCGCCTCTATCCTTATACTCTGAAAATCTTCATCCACTTTAACAATGTTCGACTCTTCCCTGGTCTCGGGTGTCCCGTCCGGTGCTATCAGCGGCTCGCCCGTCTCAGGATCAGTCACGGCCACCACCGACTGCTTGCGATACAGCCCTTCGACTTTCTCTTTAATATAAATGTCCTCAACAAATGTCACGCCATAAATCAAGCACTGCTTGAGGGCAATCTCATAATTAGACACATAACTCTCAACATCCGAATAATATTTCAACGTCGAAAAGGCCAACCGGCTCATCTCAACATTCTCAGCGTCCGTACCCCGAGCATTCACACTAAAATAGTCCTCCCGAGAAAACAGAGCATTAGCCGCCTCTGACTCAATCACGCCGACAGCACGCCTCGCCGCAGGCATAAATATCTTCGCCTTGCCATCATAACTATGGTCCCGTTTCAAATAAATGGCCTTATAAAATCGATAGAGCTGGTCCCACTCATCCACAATATTGATCTCCTGACCCCCACGCACAAACGAGCGCATTTCATCATACTGATCGAAGCGCCTCGTCACTACGTCTCTAGCTTTATCATCAACCGCCTTCGTTCCCGCAAGGTTCTTACTGATTACTTTTGGATCAAATAATTCCTCAAATTTACGTCCCATGCCATCACCTTCTTTATTCTATTACTGTACCATAAGTTCAGGTGTCCGATTTTATCGAACAACTGATTTATAACAAACTTAACCCATCTTATCTTTTCTAGATAACTTTTCGATTTTATCGGAAAGTCGACTCATCCGTACAGCGCCTCATCCTCTTCTTCCTGTACCGTCGGGAACCAGCCCTGCTCCAAGCACCACTCCCAACTATTGATCTCGTGTTTGGAATTAGCCTCGTTATGGTCCCGCTCGGCCATCTGGCAACTGTAGGCATCCGCCAAGCAATCAATCACATCATCGTGCCGACCCAGCCCACCTTCGGTGACGTGGTCCAATTCTTCCTCAAGCTCAGTGTGGTGCTCCATCCAAAAGATCTTACCCGCCTTGATGGGGGCCTTCAGCGCCTTAATTCGATACAACTTCCGAGTACCCGACCTAACCAGCTCCTCCACGTGCAGCGGATACTTACGCTTATCCATCTCCGTCTCAATAAATCGCTTCATCATATTCTGAAAGGCCACCTTCTCACTCGTCATAAATGTACACCAATATCCTTGAGCAATCTCAAAGATCATCTCCACAATGTCAAACAAGTCCGCCGTCCTGAACCGCTCATACTCCAACACATACAAGTTCTCAGCTGCATCCATACCCGTCATCATCAACACCGTATAGTCCGTGCCCTTCTTCTCGGATGCAGCATAGTCCGTCGTCAACATACAATGTACAATTTTCTGACTCACCCCCACCACCTTACGCTTAGGATCTCTCACCACATCCTCTTCCTTTATATATCGATACTCCGCACGATCAAACACCGCCATCTTGCCGCTGCGTGGATCATTCTGATACTCCTTAGCAAACACCAACGGCTCAGCCTCACGCTTGGCCTTCAATATCTCTATCGACCACATCTCGGGCCATAGGGCGTGTTCGTTACCCTTACTATCTTTATTTATGGCCGTGTACCACAACACGTCCCAAGGAATATGATCACGCACCTTATTCTGCGCCACATTTCGCAACAGACTGTCCAGGTGCAAGATCGTCCCCGTCATTATCACCCGACCATTCTTGCTCAGCGCAGGCAACACCGCCGACAGCAGCCAGTCCGTGAGTTTTAGCCTCCGGTCAAAACTGTCTACCCCCTCATCATCCTCAATATCATCTATATATATAAGGTCAGGCCGCCCCTTCTCGTTGGCCCCCCGAACCTTCTGCCCCGCCCCCTTGGCCACCACCTTTATGCCTGTGCTTGTCTCAAACTCAGTCTCCGACCACTTATCCTTATTCTTTAGGTGCCCATACGTAGACATAATATGCGAATTCTCCACCAACGAGTCCCTCACCCACCGCAAATTCTGCCCCGCCATATCCTCCGACGAGCCCAAAATCAGAACAAACTTAACATTCTGGTTCACAATCTGATGCAGGATATACTTCCGTGCGTTAGTACTCTTAGCGTGCCCTCGTGGACACACCAAGCAGGATCGACGTGAGTGCTCCATCGTCTTAAATATCTCAAAATGGAACGGCGGCGTGTCCACTCTATCTTGAAGGTCTTGAAAGCACTCATCGTCAAACTTCAAAAAGTCATACTTATACAGCAGCCGACGATCCTCTTTGTCCAACCGCTCCAGCACCATATACAGCTTCTTCAACTCTTCCTTGGATTTGGTGGCTTTGGCTTGGGCCTTGATACTGAGCTTGCCTTCTTTGATCTTTTTTAAAATCTGCTGATCATCGGTTGAGATCTCGACACTCTCGTCCAGCACGCGATTCTCTATCTCAACACTCAGGCCCTTAACCGTTTTTTTTTTGACTGGCGGGGCGTTATTTGTACTTCGTAGCTTTGGGTTCATCATCACCTCAGCCTTGGCCTTTATCTCGGGAATCTCATCGGGGGATATCTCTTTATCCTTTATTAATTTTTCTGCAACGATCTCAAACTTGTCCGTGTCTCCACTCATCCACAATCGTTTTAGTCGTTTCTTCGGGGATCCTGCCATCAGTTCAATACCAACCTTACATTTATAGTCATCATCGTTTCCATTGGCGTCTGCCCCCATCCTTTATATAGATGCGAAAACTCCAAATTTAAAGTCAGGGTAGGGGCTTCCATAGCGATGCTCTCTAAATCAATGTCCTGCGCCTGTATCTCCATCAGTCTATCCCTTCTATCATTTTTAATAAGTCCTCGGCTGAAGCATCGTCCAGCCTTCTATTTAAATTTACCATTGTTCTGGGGAACTTGGGGGCTAGCACCAGATCTATCGCCCTCATATCGGCCTCTTGCATTATGGCTCCGGTGCCTTGGCATAGGATACAGGTGTCCCCATTGATTTTCGTGCCGTTGCCTTTGCACTTGTAGCACATTGCAGGGCGGGGCTGTAGCTTGATTGCAAGCGCAGACCAGGCTAGCTCCTCAGCATTGGACTTGAGGGCTACATCAGACATTATGACGTTTATATCGGTGTTTTGTTCTGACCTGGCTAGGTCGATCTTGGATTCAGTGGTTACCTGCTTGTTTGGGTCGCTACCTTTAACATCTGGCATCTATTCATTATAACGCAAAGGGGACACTTACCAAATCCCCTCTGCATCATTTAGTTTACATCGTTTTTTAAAAACAGGGCTGGGTTGATTGCTACCTTTAATTGCCTGATCGGCATATAAAACAGCGGTTATCCCTTATTTATACTTGGTTTTTAATTAACTTTGAACCGTATTTTTGTTTTTTTTTAAATTTTAGTGGGTTTGAAATTTTTTTTTGTAATGTGGTGCGGGGTAAAACCATCTCTATCAGCGCCGCGCCCAATGTACCCCCACCCAAGTCGTTGACCAAGTCAACTATATCACCACGAGATAATTGACACCACCAACTACATTAAGCACAAACAATTGCATATTCACCCGGTAACGTAGCATACATATACACCCTGTAATTATTCTACGTAATATATATATAAGCACGGCAATAAATTGACGTCGCATAATATCCATTATGTAAACCAAATAGCGGTTCTAAACCATTTTGCGTGGTTTCAGGGCTTTTTTGGCCAAAACCATACTATATATAGGGATTTTGATTGATTTTATTTGTGCTTGGTGGCGGGGTTGCTTGGCTTCAAACGACCCCCGCGCATATTTCTACTATAAACCCTTCATAACCAAGAGCCACGTAAGCCCCAAACCATTCCAAACAAGCCACCACCAAACCCACGCCATAGCGATACAGCCACGCCACAGTGATGTAGTGATATCACCACGCCACCAAATAACAGAGAGTGTATTAATGAATATACTGGGATTAATTAACAACAGCAGGTTCTATTAAATGCTAGTTAACAACAACAGGAAGGCAGCTAGTAATTGTTGATTAATACCCACCCTCATAAATCCCTAAAATCAGCCATCCTCCCTAAATATCCCTAAAGTGTAATAAAATCAGAAAAACACCCATTACGGTTTTTTATTTCCAAAATAAAAAGACTGTTTTATGCGCGTCTCTCTCGGCGCGTATAAATATAAAAAAAAAAAAAAAAAAAAAAAAAAAAAAAAAAGAACAAAAACCGTAATCCGTGCTCAGTATTCCAACCAGGACGCAGAAAACCACTTTATTTTCAAAAAAAAACACCATATATCCAGAATTATCCCTAGAAAAAATAGTGTACTTATACAAAAAATATGATAATATATATCATAAGTAAGTGAAAGTACTCAACAAACATAGAATCGAGGGTCCATTAATGATAGTAAGAAAAAACATATTAATCACAATAGATGACGAGGTGTACAAGACTTTTAAGTATATAGTAGATAAGAAAGGTGCAACTATTAGTAAAATGCTGCGCAATCACATACACGAAGTAGTAATAGATAATAGGGTAAACTTAGAGGCGGTACTAGGTGTAGCGTACATAAGTACACTCGAGAAATCTTTGAATTTAGGATTTTCAAAAACAAAAAAACGTAAATCTGCGTCCGACGACGATTATGACGACGAAGATCAAGCACAAAAAGATACAGTCGCAGATTTAGTTTAAAACTTTTCTGCGACTCATTTATACACCAATGTGTAAAAAAGGGGACAAAAACAATGGCGAAACTATTAAAATTCAAGCAAATAAAGACATCATCTGACTCCAAATACGAAAGGACCTGGCAGCAGAGGATGCAAGCCCTAGCCAAGTGGGGGCAGAAATGATCTTAAACACCAACTTTGGCCTAATCACCAACGACACGCACAACCAAGCCGAGTCAATGGAGTGCACAACGTGTGGAATGAGCTGTCACCACACCACCGCAGAGTCTTTATATAATGATCACAACATAGAGGGACTTTGTCATCATTGTGCCCACAACCAAGATAAAATAGATAACGAGGAGTATAACAACCTTTGCCAGAACGACGAGAGCCAGTACGACACCGTCAAAGGCAACGACAGAGTGGGGCTGGCGTGATGGATAAAAAGAAATCATTAAATATTGAGATGCACTTACAACAAATAAAAAACATAGTAACAAATGAGGTTAAGGTAGCCCTAAGAAAAGATTTAGATAAACTTCACCAAAGGGTAGAAGAAGAGTCCAAGAAGGCCATAGCCAAAGTATGCGCCAGAATTAATCTACAACTCATAGCCACAACAAAGGATGAAATAAAAATGCCCCTGGTATTTGGTGATTTTTTATAATGGGAGATCTGCATCGACTATTCGAGGAGGCCTTAGATACTATATGTAGACTTAAAACAAAAGACACGGAGGATGAGATGGGGAACGAGTTATATAAGGATAGAGACTTAACGGAAGAGCAGCGAAATTGTTTACCAGGTAGATTGACGAAAAACGAAGAAAGAATAGCAGATGTAAGGGCCGTGAGGGAAAAAGAGAATCTTTACTCCTGGCAGCCCATAGCCACCGCGCCACAAAATGAGTGGGTGCTGGTGAAAATGAGTTACCATTTATCATATGTTACAAGCTATGTAGTGATAACAGCTATAAATAAAGGAACGTGGGGTAATAACTGGACTGATTATAATGGACATTCAATAGAAGAACCTAATCTTTGGATGCATGTCCCTCCAAAAGCACTAAAGTTAGAACACGACCTCGAGGCTCAAGAACAATTAAAAGCACTCCTAAACAAAGGCTACAACAACCAGCAGATTCTAGCAGCACTGGAGGCCCTGAATTAATGAGTGCATTAAAAGAAATAAAATCATAGGCAACATACACGAAACCCCCGAGCTACTGGAGGGCAACGCAGAATGAGTTTGCCTCGAACTGAAAAATATAAAGTTGTGGTCTTTGTAAGTTCCCACTCACAATGGGCGTGTCTTTATATGGGAAACAGCATAGTAATAACACTATGGACAGTATTTATGAATAGAAATGAGTATGACTGGATTAAAATTCATTGTAGGAGGTGACGAGTAAATGGAAGAGAAAAAGACAAAGGTTATGAAGTTGATAGAAGCTATCAATAAATCATTGAAAGCTAGAGAGAACTGGGCGTATCAGAAAAGCGATTCGTTTGGGGAAGGGCGGTGAGTGAAGCATATAAATTAGTTCAGAAACAAGCGGAAGACGAGGGGCTGTGGTTTATGCCAAACTACACCACTGAAGATTACTTGCAGCGTGCTTTGAGAAAATTGCATTCAGTGGTTGAACGTGAAGAAAAGGAGATACACGGTGAGTGATTATTCCTTATTTAAATTCTGGCACGCTGTAAAGCTCAGAAATAGAGAACATATGTGCGACGTATGTGGAAAGGAAACCCCGTATTTGGAACCATTATTAGATTGGGCAAAAACAAGAAATGTAAAGAAAGTGTGTTCAGCTTGTGGTAGAAAAATAAATGATTTCAAAACTAAAGCTATGCATAAATTTCTTACTTTGATTGTCCGGCGCGGAATAGAGAAGATGAGAAAGAAGATGTTTAAATGAGTAAGGTTTTGAATCAGAATTTACAGTGGATAAAGGGAGGTGTTTTTATCTATACAATCAAAACCAGAAAACTGGAAAAATGGAAAAAAATAAAACTTTGAAGGGAGTTAATACTTATGACTAAGAAAGACAGAAAAAAAAATGATATGAGTTCCGCAATGAAATTCGGTATTTTTATCGTAGTGATTCATTGGCTAATTGTTTTAGTTTTAGTCTTAAAAGAAGTGGGGTGGTTAAAATGTTTAGGTCTATAAAGGGGCAAAGTTTTG